ATGATAAATATCGCTTTGGTGGTTGGTGTCAATACTTGTATTGTGATTTTAGTAATTACACAAAAGTGGAAATTTAATATTAACATATTGATTATGAAACGAAGAATAAGAGAAAAGGTGCAGAAATACCAGCATAGATACAAATTGCATCAGTATTTGAAGTATGCCCGCCAATGGTGTTTTGCTCTGGCATATAAGGGTAAACTATACACGTTGTTAGACGATGGTAGAATTGTAAAGGAGAACAGTTGGTTATGAAGCGTTTAATTGATGCCATTATAAAGAAATGGTTCTGTTGCCACGAGTGGGAATACTTATTTGAGAGGAGAGTTGAAGTTGTTGATGATTGGGGCGATAGAAGTTGGTACACCGTCCGTCACTATTTCTGCAAGAAGTGTGGTAAATATAAGAAAATTAAAAGTCATTGATTATGAAACAGACAGTAGAAGAAGCAGCAAGGGAAGCAATTCATAAGCATTATAATTGTAATGGAACCTATCCATGTTCAGAACGTGAATATTGCGAACATTGTAACGGTCATAATACAGCATTCGATTGTTGCGAATGTGGTGCAGATGAATTTAAAGAAGGATTTATTGCCGGTGCGAACTGGCATATCAACAGCGTGTGGCACAAGACTAAAGATGAAGTGCCACAAGCTCATGGAGAATACGAAAATGAACATTATCCGCAGATGCCATGCCTTGTATATGGGAAATTAAGCACTGGAACTGGTTACGGTGTCCGCTATTGGAATGTAACAGAGCAGTGCTGGAACGATGAAGAGTGCGATGATTACGAGTGTTCCAAAGATGCCATTGAAGAATGGGCGTATTTGGATGATTTAATACCTAATAAAAAGCAATGATTATGAAATCAAAATATGTATTATCAGTCGAACAGATGGAACATTTGCAGGAGCTTGGGTTGGACACAAGCGATGGAAGCATGTGTTTCGAGTGGAATGAATCAGATGCAGACAACATGGTTGTAACCTCTCCGGATGCCGATACGAATTACGACTATTATCATGAAACTTACACTTTGCAGGACATTCTCGATAAGCTGCCGCCTGTCATAAAAAAATATTATTGGCTTGCAATCAGAGTTAGTGCACACAAGGGAATGTGGTATGTAGAATATAATGGAAGAGGGTGTACTTTATCTTATTTTTATTCAGAAAATCTCATTGACGCGGCCTACGGGATGCTGTGCTGGTGTATTGAAAAACAGATATATTAAAACTAAAGAAAAAGAATGAAAGCACATGTAATGAAACTTGAAAACAATTGTGTGATTGTTGACGAGGAATATTTTAATGAGATAAAGAAGGAGTCAGAATTTAACCAGGAAAGGATAAATGAGATTGCCGAGGAAAAGTTTTTGAAATATGTCAAAGAAAGCGGCATCAAACTTTCCTATAAAGTAAACGATATACCTTATTTTTTTCACCACGACTTGTTGTATGAAATAAATTATGATGAGAGAGGTTATCCTGAATCTGTGTTAGAGAAGGTGAAGTATGTTATTGCAGACGATATAACAGAGGCTTTGAACGACAAGTTTAAAGGACTGAAAGACGAGGCTTTGAATTACGCAATAAGCGAGTTTGACAAGCGGAAATACGGTTTGGAGGCTACTGCAAAAATATGGAAATGTATTGCATTAATCTTTTTCATTATGACTATTGTTTCAACAACTGCATTATTTATATAGTTATGACCGAAGAACTTGTAACGTTAGAAACAGCGAAGCTGCTGAAAGAGAAAGGTTTCAATTGGAAGTGTGAACACCTAATAGACCGTAATAAGGTTATTACAAAATATGACCTTCCGCAAAGTATGTCGTGTTGTACGGAAATAGATAACGAATCAGTTGAATTTTTGTGTCCAACATTGTATATCGCCCAAAAGTGGCTGCGTGAAATAAGAGGTGTGTATGTATATGTAGAACCTGTTATTGGAAAAAGATGGAAGCTTTCTTTTTGTGATTTCAATGTTCCAGCAGAAGAAAGCGACTGGATGGAGAACGAAATAAATAAAGGGAATGGCTATAAAGTATATGTCACCTACGAGGAAGCACTTGAAGCCGGATTACAGAAAGCATTAAAACTTATATGATTATGAGAAGATTTATATATATACTGGTTTCTATCATTATATCATATCTAATTTGTGTACATGAATATAATACGTGGAATTTCATTGTCGGGTTAGAACCTTCACCAGCTTGCGAAAGATTAGCCAAATACGCTTTTTATTTCGTGATATGGTATTGGGTTGCGAAAGCTATTGATTTGTTTAATGATTAACGAATAAGAGTATATAATTATGAAAGCACACCTAATATTTTTTCTTACAATATTCATTATATCAGCATTATTCATCGGGCATTTCCGGTTGACATTCTCACCGTTCAGTGTATCCTTTCTCTATTGGCATAGGACTGTAGGAGTTATTCTTATCGTTGCAGGATGCTTGGTTTACAACATAGGTGAGCATATATCAGGCTACAAGAAAGGACTGGATGAAGGTATGGAGATTGTTTTGAAAGAGTTAAAAGAAAGATACAACCATGGATAGAAAAGAATACCAGGAACACTGCAAGCATTACAGCCCCTACAGTGGGCAATGCTACAAAAAGTCATTCATATCGAGTATGGTAAGTAATGCGCATGTGAACATGCGGTGTGACGGGAAATGTCCCCGTATGAGTAATTACAACAAGAGAAACGGAATATTAACCGATAAAGAAAGAACAGATGAATCTAAATGAACTGCGCGACCGCGCCTATAAAACCGCTTGCGACCGCGGTTTCCATGATGAAGAATTGAGTAACGAACATTGCCTTTGCCTTGTAATATCCGAGCTTATGGAAGCCGTGGAAGCGGATAGAAAAGGGAAACGGGCCAATGTTGATTGGTATAATAAGAAGATGGCCAATAGCCGTATTTGCCAGGGGCTGGTTCCAGGCACTCCCAAGGAGATAGGTTTCGAAGTTGCATACAATGAAACTATCAAGGGAAGCATAGAGGAAGAGCTTGCCGATGCAGCTATACGCCTGCTTGATTTGTGCGGATTGCGTAAGATAGACATTGAGGACTTTACGGAAGAAATGTTGTACGGGGCAGAGGAAAGTTGCAATGATGAGACCTTTACAGAAAGTATATACGCTATATCCACAATTCCCATCAGATATGAGTATGAATACGGCTATCCATTAGGAGGGCAACTAAACGGCATGCTATTGGCTATTTTCGGGCTTGCTAAACATTCGGGCATAGACCTTATATGGCATATCAATCAGAAGATGAGGTACAATGAATTGAGAGAAAATAAACATGGGAAAAAGTATTAAACGGGCGCCCTTTACTCTTATGTATGACCCGCATTACTGCCCGTTCTGTAAGTTTCCTGAAAAATATTACTGGAAGATGCCTTTATGGAAAGATAGAGACAAAGTTAAATCACGCACATTTTTAGGATGGTGTATGCGAGTAATAGAAAAGGTGTACTTAGCAATGCAAACAGAGCCAACCATTCTACAAACTCCTTCTTCCTTGACAAGCCGGTATGTACCTCCGACACCAGGCGATCTGTATTCAATGCAGATAATAATTCCCTCTCAACCTCTTGCCTGTGACGTTCAAGAAGAATTGAGTAGTTGTATAAAGTTATACCAGATGTACTCACACCAATGGTCAACACGACTATCAGACAAAGAAATACCACACGGATACATAGCGGTTCTTGAACGTTATCATGGAGGGAAACTAATATCCCGCATAGGCTTGAAGACACAATGGTTATGTCACGCCAGAATTCAGATCGTTTCTGAAAGGATTGGATAGATAAATTGCTGATTTCATTATGAATATCCTCATAATATTTCGTAGGTATTTTGTACATGCTTAGAAATATATATAACAAACAATAGTAGTAAATATGGCATTAATTATTATAGTTGGATGCAAATTTAATAATAAATTTAGTATAATATATTGAACATGAAAATCATATTTCTTGATATAGATGGAGTGATTTCCACGGAAAAGTCACATTATGCACTTGATAAGGATGCGTGTGATTTACTTGGTAAGATTATAGATGCTACGGATGCCAAAATTGTTATTTCTTCGTCTTGGAGAAGAAACACGGTAGAAGATACAAAAAAGGAATTAACAACCATAAGACATTCAGTCCCGTTTCCATTTCCATACGCTGACAGAATTGTAGGGGTAACCATAAGAGCGTATGCCTACATTATGCAAGGTATTCATCTTAGCATTCCTCGTGGAGTTGAGATAAAACAATGGATCGACACTCATATCCACTCTGAAAATGGAAAAAATTGGAACTATAAAGAGATTGGGGTTGATTTTAATTACGTGATACTGGATGATGATAGCGATATGCTTCTTGAACAAGCTGAACACCTTGTAAAGACTGATACCCTATTGGGGTTATCGGAAGATGATGTTGAGCAAGCTATTAAAATATTAAACCAATGAGAAAGGTAGTTATTTCATAATAATGTATATAAACGAATATAATCAATGAACAAAGAAAGAAAAGGTAGATTCAACGATGTCATAAATTTACTGGAAGATGCCAAAGGGGAGCTGGAGGACATCTTAAACGAGGAACAGGATGCCTATGACTCCTTATCGGATGGGCTTCAAATGTCTTCCAGAGGAGAAAAAATGCAGGAGTATATTGACTTGACCGATGACTGCATAGGGAAGATAAATGTGGTGATTGATTTTGTGGAAAGGGAAATTGTGAAGAAAAAATGATAAGTATTTGAACCGTGCATTAATTATATTATCTTTGTTGAAAAATACAACGATGAATAGAACTGATTTTTTTAATTTATTGGCTATCGCCAAGGAAAAAAGTGGGAAAAGCACTAATACTGTTTCTTTTGATTTAAGAATGCAGTGGAGTACATTACGTAGGTTTGAAAAGGGGAACAATAACTCCAACATGCAAAAAATTTTTGATTATTTGCAAGTAATTAATTCACACATCCAAATAGATAAAGCTGTTATATATAACTATGAAAATCTATTAACTTGGATAATAGATGCAAGAAAAAAACACTCTTTATCTCAACGCACTTTAGCAAAAGAGGCAGGATGCGACCATCTTACAATTGCTAATGTCGAAAGAAAAGCTACAATTATAAGTATAGATACTTTACTTAAAATTGTGGATGTTTTAGGTTATGATATTAAAATAGAAAATAATGACTCCTTCGGTATTTCATCAAAACATTAAAGAAAAAGGAAATAAAAAAACATTGGCTGAAAGAGTACCCCAAAAAACTAATAAAGGCATTACTGCTTTTCATCAAATAGAAACAAAAAAGCAGTTTAGTCTTATAGTACCTGATGAACAAATATGTGAAAAATTTAGAGAGGGGGGGAATATAAAAGATATTGTAATTTGGTATTCTAATGTTACTGGGAAAGAAATAGAAGAATCCAAAAAGATAATTGTAAGATTCTTACTTGATAGAAAGGATATGGCTGATTATGTAAATGAAATTCTATTTAATACTGATTATTATAACTACATAATGGAAGGGACGCCTTCTACCCCAGAATCCAAATCAGATAGAAACTGGGGGCGGTTGTTTAAAACTACAGGCATTATATTAGCATCATTTGTGCTCTTTGTCATATTTTTAGCTGTTAGTAATGCCGGCATAGCCAATACATTGTTTTTTATTTTTGTATTAGGAACAATATATTCTATTATTGGAAGAATGAGTGAGAGAAATAATGCTCAAACATTTGGTTGTATTATGGGTATAATAATAACTATTATTGCCCTTTGCTTCATTTGGAATGCAGCTTTTAACTGGAAGCCATAACATAGGTATGGCTCTACAAGAAGCAATAATTGAAGTGTTTAAAAGGTTTCAAATCAATTTTGTGAAAAGGGATATATTGTGAAATAGATATTTTATTTTGTAGGTATAAATAAAAATATTTATTTTGTAAATAAAAAACTCATGATGGACAGAAAAGAATTATCGCTTATGATTAAAAATATGAGAGAGAACTTAGGGGTTAGCAAATATCGTGCTTCTAAAGATAGTGGGTTAACCGAAATACAAATAGGATACATGGACGATGCAACCCATTCATATTCAATTGGGAACATGTTCCGTTATTTAAATGCCATAGGCGGGTATCTGCAAATAAGAAGTTCTATATGTAAAAAATCGTTTATCTTAAAAAGTAGAGAAGATTTTGTTGCTGCGTTTAAAGAAATGCGTGCAACTAATCAATTATCCCAAAAGAAAGCTGCATTAAAAATAGGGGTTAATGCAGCTATTATAACCGGAATTGAATCTCGAAATATAGATACATCTGTAGATAAGTTTATTCAATGCGTATATGGCTTAGAATATGAAATTATTGTAAAACATAGAAACTGATGGTTACGTTTATTTGTATTATCATATGGATGGTGGGAGAACTTTGTATTGCTGTTATGTGTGGGTTTTCTTTAGAAAAAGAAAAAGACCAACATGTTTCATGGAAAAGATATTGTATTTGTATATTGTTATCCTGTCTACTTACTTATTTTCTTTTATATATGCACAACGAACACTATGAATTATTATCTGATTTTTTCTTGGCTGTAGGGCTAATTTGTATTATTATTAACGCCATTTCTATGGCCTTTGCTAAGCGATAAAATATCAGACCTATCAATACCTGAAAAAAGAAGACATGTATCCACACGATAATATTTTCAATATTTATTACAATATAGGAAAACGAACTCCATTTTTAGTTAAACGATGTGAGGTGGGGCTGGTACGCTCCGCCAGCGAAGAAAGACGTATTGACCCAAACAAAGATCGGACTTTCTTAGTTGAAATAGTAAAGCCACACGGCAAATATGGTAAGGCTTATGGCAAATGTTTTGTGAACGGTAAGCCTGATGACACATATAGGCAAGAATGTTATCCAAATATCAAAGATGAAGAAATACCTTGTGCTGGGTGTGGGGAATGGGTTCTGATTGATGTTCCAGGTGTATCGCTTGATGAAATATTCCCTATTCACAAAGCGAGCGATACACTTATGTTTGGTAAATATAAGGGTAAATCTTTTGGTGACATCTATAAAGTAGATTGCCAATATCTTCATTGGTTAGAAGCAACGGACAGGCTTTTTAAAATTGACTTTGAAGAGCTTAAACAATTATATTCAGGTGTTGAAAAACAAGAAGATATACCTATTGCAGACAAAATAATTGATTTTGGAAAATATAAAGGGAAAAAATTTCGTGATATTAAAGATGACATTTCTTATCTTGAATGGCTTGTCTCAATCAACAGAATATCTGCTGAAGACTTCAAGTTGCTGACTACGGTATAACGGATAAATATATTTCGTTTTAATACCATAGAACAAAATAAAAAACGTTCGTTTATTTGAATTCTTTTGGGGTATCACATTTGTGTTAAATATTAACCCATAGGTTTATTTATTGTCTAATATATTTGGATAATACGATTGCCAACACTATTTTTGTAAAAAGTATCGTTTAATTCAAGCATAGAAATATCGTGGAAATAGAAAAAATATACCCTCCATATATTTATAGTATTAAATATGATGACGAAGATGTCAATGAATTTGAACGGCTGTTTGAAAATTGGAGAGATTTGGATGTAGTCGTAGATTTCTTTGAAAAAAACAAAGAACATCTGAAATCAAAAGTTTGGTCTGCCGTTTGCGAACCAGAAGCCGCTGCTTATCAAGTATCTGAGGAAGCAGATGATTTGGAAATCTTGTTTCGCAAGTTATATTTCAACGCAAAAGAAAAAAGCAAACCGGATTTTGATTCTCACTTTAAATTTTTGGATGGGAAATATAAATTTGAATTTGAATACGCACCAATGAAGTCTTACGGTACCGAATCCCCCTCTTTCATCCGGCTATATGCTATAAAAATGGGAACAAACAGATATATTATTGTAGGAGGGGGTATTAAACTGTGTAAAACGATACAAGAATCGCCGTATCTAAAAGACCATATTATCCAAAATATAGACAAGGTTAGGGCATGGTTAAAGTGTTACGGCATATATGAAGAAAATGAATTTACTAATTAAAAGAATAACTATGGCATTTAATTTTGAAAAACTGAATGAGTTGGCAAAGGACCGTTCACAAGAAGTCATAAGGAAATCCGAGGAACTGGAAAAAAGCAGGGATTGGTTACGGATGTCTCGAATGATAGCGCTTGCAATCCGATACCATCTACGCAAAGAGGGGATTACACAAAGAGCATTTGCTGATATGCTTGATGTGTCCCCTGCTTATATCGGAAAATTACTGAAGGGCAATGAGAACCTCACACTTGAAACGATTTGCCGTGTGCAATCAGCTATAGGCGAAAACCTAATTTCTATTCATCGCCCGTATGAGTGTAAAGTCTCTATTTTATCTTATGATATAAACAGCTTTAGTTTTGGTGGAGAAAAAGATAAATATGAGTCTGTCACTACGGTTACAGAATATTCCTCCATTAAAAATGCCGCATAAAACATTTGAATATTATGAAAGATGTGATGTACAGATACGCTAAAATGGAATTGGAACAGTTTGCCATGTTTGAAGAAAACATGAAGGATGAACATGGTGAAATTCAAGTACAAACAGAGGCGCAGTTTAAGTATGATAAACCCCAACATGTGCTTTGTAGTAAAATTACAGTGACATTTTCCAATGTGGACTCTCCACTGATGAGGGCTGTCATTGACAGTTATTTCTTGATACACCCAGATTCTATAAGTGGAATTACTGACAGCGAAGGGCATATAATATTCCCGACTAATATTTTAGTACAATTTGCTTCTTTGAATTATGGCTCACTTAGAGGGATAATACATTTAAAAACATTAGGCACAAAGTTGTCTGGTTATATCTTACCACCTATATTTTTTAATGATATTATTACAAAAGACTATATAGCTGAATAATCATTGATAAAGCAAAGGTGATAATTTCAAATAATAAATCATTATGGCGGAAGAAAGTAAATACGCATATGACGAGGAATCCGTCAAAGCAATCATGCACTGGGCGGAAACAGCACAGTTACCGAAAGAAGTAATATTATCAGAATCCGAACATATCTACGACACATCTCTATATGTCCGGGCGAACATAAACGACATCAAACAGCATTATCCAGATGCGTTTTATAACCCGGCTATTGACCGGTTGTATCGGTTAAAGGAATTTGTAGAAGGGGCGGCTGAATAGCCGCTCTTTTTTATGTCTAAATATATTTTTACATAAAAACATAACCCTCCCCTCTTCCATTTTCCTATTCTATAGAAAACGATAGGAAAATGGAATACCAAAGTGTAGCAATAATAAAAGATGAAAATGATTCATCTCAAATGTTTATTCTCAATATCGAAAAATTAGCAGAAACGATTGTCATTAAAGGAAATGGAACAGAAGACTGCAAAATTAAAGATTTTCTTAAATCAACAATAAAAGAAACTCTTAGCGATATTCTTATAGATTTGTTCCATACAGACAACTCCAAACCAGTAATTGTCTACATTAATACTTTGGTATCTGGAATTGTATCTATTTAATGGTTAGACGATTTTAAGAAGTTCCTTCCGTAGTTAGTGAACGTTATTTATTATAGACTAAAATTTTATTATATGAAAGCTATTATTGAAGCAAAAAAATATAGGGACAGCAATTCTTCGTATATTGTTGTAGAGATACGCTTCTTTTGTGTTCCTATATTTTATTATAAAAAGCAATGGGCCTGTTAATCTATTTTCACGAAAGCATTTATATTTCCTGTTATTGTTAGATATGCTCCTTGGGTATTACTCCAGTACACTGCGGTTAAATACTCGTTGTCCTTTTTGTCTATAACAACCATCTTGATTGGATCAATTGTATTGACAATTTGTACGATGTCTCCAATTTCTATATTCATAATGATAAATGTTTATTAATTGAGAAAGTAAAGGTACCGCTATTTATTGACAATTGAATATAATTGTGTATAATTATTTTTCAAAAAATTACTTGGTTTTCTCAACTACCCCTACCCTATCCCAACTATTACTTAAAAAGGCCGAAGATATGTTCTCCGGTAATGCAGATAAAATTCATCAATTTACAAAGTCTTTTTGACTTCTTTTTGATTAGTTCTGTAAACCTTGCGATGGCAACTGAAATAATATCATAAATCAAAATAGCATAATTGATCCATGATATTTCAAATGCGTCGACAAGGTTTGCTACTAAAAGGGAACCTGCATGACTAATCTTACCATGTTAGTTGAAAATTACATAAATTGCTGAAAATCGCGTATAATTATTTATAAATATGCCAAAAAACAAATTATCCATTACACCTCCAGACAAGAAGAAGACTTTGGAGGCATTTTTTCGTTATTATGAATTAAGTAGTTTATTATTCGATCAAAAACAAAGCGAAATATATAATGTCACAGATATTCCAAAAACAAATAAGTTTTATAAACCGGCCAAAGACATAGCCAAACAATTGCAAATTAACTGGAAGACTATGACGCATGAGGAGAGCAACCGTATCATGTTGGCTTTATTAGAAGATTCCTTTAATCTTATACGTGAAATAGAAGATTCTAAAGCTATAACACTTCAAACTAAAATAATAATAGAAAAATGAGTACTGTACAGATTTACGACTTGTATGCTCAAAAGATTGCCGATATAACTAATGTCCCCTACCCTTACATTGTTATATTGAGAGACAAGAATTTATTGAATTTAAAGGAAGCAAGAGACAAACTAATCCGGCACGATTATTGGAAATTGGTAAAAACAAACAAGTTTACACATAATCAGATCCTTGAAAATCTTGCCGGCATATATGATGTAAACAAACGTCAAATTTTATATGCAATTAAATTTAAACCCAAGCGTACATATTATTGTCAGCAATGTGGCTCCCAATTATCTAAAATAAAATTTATCCGGAATAACGGTATATGTGACAGGTGCATTTCTAATCAAATTAAATTATAATTTTATGGACAATCTGTACATTGAAGCGTATAAATTCTATAAAGAAGAATGCGCAAATAGTTTGGTATTATTTCATAACCAATCTTGTTTTGAAGCCTATGAAGAGGATGCTATTCGATTAAGCAATCCCCTTAACCTTCCTGTAAGCTATAGAGCGGGCATAAAATATTGCGCTTTTCCAGAGGATGCTCTTGAAAACTCTCTGCCGCTTCTTGTACACATTGGTATTCCAGTTAAAATTGTAGAATACCGTAATGAAAAAGGAGAATTTTCAATCCCAAAAGTGAAACGTATTTTAGAAGATGAAATCATGGATTATTGAGATTTTCGATATACTAATAAAGATTTTTCCAATTCTCTGAAATATAGTTATTTATATTGATTAAATTATTTAGTTTTCGTTTAATTTAAATATCTGTATTACAATATTTTAAATATAAAATACATTCTAAATTGATTATATTTTCAAAAACAAAATATTACCTTTGCCTCGTCGTCTTATAGTTGGCGAGGCTTTTATATGCAAACTAATATCATAGCAATATGGACAGAATAAAAACAAAGTTGAAATTTACTAAATCAACCGTTTCTGGGTCTTGGGTGGGATTTATCTCTATCAATACTAAGACCGGTAAAATAAAAGGTGTGAGAGAAGATTCCGAAGAACCCAAATGTGTATGTATTGCATCACGTGAACTGGAGGCAGTAATCGAACCAGATGTATTATATGATGTGCAAATGATTCCAATGACAAATAATAGACGCGGATTCATTGTTGTTGCAGCAGAGCCACATGCTTTTGAAGCTAAGATAACTTCTACGGTTGTTAAAAACGCCATATATAAAGTAGAAGTAAAATTTGGGAACAAAACCATAATATATGACCCTATGGACGGTGAAAGGTTTTCTATTCGTACCATTAGCGGTGTTATAAAGCAACTGGCAAAGCGGAAAGACATTAAAAACCTTTTGCTGGTTATTGAAGATTTTCGTAAAGCAGCCAATATTGTGTTAACTGTGTTTCAAAATGACGGTCACTATGTCCCCACAAATAAAGCTTATAAAACAACAAAAGCCTAAATTACCACGAAAGCGGAAAAAAGCATGTATAAAGGCACAGGGACGTAAATCGTATTACAGTACAGTTAATCTTGCTAAAGTGGATGGCGAATACCCTTGCAAATTTTGGATTAATTCGACAGTGGAGATGAGACCAACAATGATAAATGGTACTGTAGCTCTTATTCCCACTCCGTCTCAATATTGGTAGGATATGATAAGAATCCCAATAGAAGGAATAGCTACAGATGCAGCTCATTCTGTAAAAAATAAGACAACAGAGTATCAAGGAATAGATTTGCGAACCGGACAACGGATCTTTTATCAGAACCTGGGAAACAAAACGGTGAATATTGGAGAGTTCTTAGGCGTTGTTGAAGCGGCGAAATACATTATTGAAAACGATTATTCCCCCAGAATTATCTATACAGATAGTATAACAGCAATAACTTGGTTCCAAAACAAGAAAACGGCATCCAAGAAGAAATGTAAAGAACTTCAGAAAGCCGAGATATTTCTTAAAATTCTTGCATGGGATGTTGATACAATTGAGGTCCGGCACTGGAATAACAAAGAATGGGGAGAAACCCCAGCTGATTTTGGGAATAAATAAAACTGTGTTGCCAATCATAAGCAGCTAATAATTAAATTATTATACAATGAAAGAACAGCTTATAGACGAAAGGGCAAGTATTATTGCCAATTTAAGACAATTGGTTGAGTCCTTGGTAGAATTAAATGCGAGAACCAAAGCACACGTGTCTTCCAATAAGACAGACATTAAGAAATTGAAAAAAGATAGTGCAGGTTCAACTCCTGTTTGCGGCACAATGACATAAGTCAATAAGAGTTCTTTGAAATATATCAAATTAATATACGATGAAAAAGTATGTAGAACAATTCTTTTTTATGATAGCTATCTTATTCGTTGGCAATAGGGTATTCAACCATATTAACGCTTGGTTGGGAATTGCTATATGTTTTGGGGTTTGCTATCCAGTTATTAACATCATTAAATTAATTATCAAAAAACATGAAGACAAAGATTAAGTGTATGTTGGTTGCTTTTATGGCAGCTGTAATTTTTTCATCCTGTGAACGTGTCGCTCCTAACTATGCCGGAGTTCTAATGGAGAACTATGGTAAAGATGGTAAGGAGGATTTTAAGATTGTGTCTGGGAAGGTATCTACATGGGAATGGGGAACCGAATTGTTTCAGGTGCCGTTGTTTGAACAACGTGGCGGATTTCAGAAATCAGTAACGTTAAAAGCGGCCGATAACACAGAGTTCAACGCTACCCCTCTATATTCATATAGAGTTATTAAAGACAAAGCGATTGATGTTGTATTTGATAATAAGCATATCGGAAACGGGGATGGATTTATGAGATCTTTAGAGGATAACATTCTTGAACCGCGCATTTATGACCTTATTAAAGAAGAAAGCCGAAAATATAAAACCGATACGCTTATGGCTGATGGCGGCTCTTTAGCTTTTGAAAAGAAACTGGAGGATATTGTTAGAACAGAATTTAGAGACCGTGGCTTGGACTTAAAATCATTTTCAGCTCAATTAGAATTTAGCGATCGAGTAAGAGAAAAAATTGATAATAGAAACGAGGTTAATACTAATATCTCTGTCATAGATCAAAAAATCGAAGAGCAGAAAAAGCAAAACGAATTGGAAAGGTTAAAGACAGAGCAGGCTCTTATTGCCTCAAAGGGGTTGACAAAGGAAATTCTATACAAACAGTTTATTGATAAATGGGATGGGAAAACACCTTTATACGGGGTGACTCCAGAATTTCTTAAAATAACCAATTAACAATATCCGCTTCCTTAAATAACAAATACCAAGGAAGCGGATTTAAAGGACCGGTAGCTCAGTTGGTCAGAGCAGCAAACTCATAATTTGAAGGTCAAGAGTTCAATTCTCTTCCGGTCCACACCACATAGGTTATTTAGTAGTAGTAGTATTCTTCCCCCAATTCGTTGTGAAATGCGTTGGGGTGTTGTTCTGGTAATTCAGCAGGTTAGAATGCGACACTGACACTGTCGAAGTCGGTGGTTCAAGTCCATCCCAGAACACACGGTTTACAACGTTCTTTGACATTTTGAAAAAAAGAGGAAGCAATGTGCTATGAAGTTTTCATATAACTTCATGGAAACAACTGTAAACGAACCGGTCACCGTTGCACATTGCCTTTATTCCTCAAATCAAATGTTTCGTTCTTGCAGATTTTCGCTACCCACAATGGTACCAAGTTGTGTGACCGGCCACGAAGGTGATGCTGCAAGATACGACCGTTATTTTTGACTGGGTTTAACGGCGACCCTTAACCTCGGCTATAAGGAGCCTTATCTCCTTTATAAGCCACGCCAATGCGCAGATTGGCAAGGTTATATTCAACAACGTTTCCATTGCGGTTGCAAAGTTAAGACTTTTAGTCAAAAGCCGGTGAAAATCCGGCAATTTACTCGGCTCGTCTATCGGAAAGGACATCTGCCTTTCGAGCAGAAAAGAATGGTTCAACTCCATTGCCGAGTGCAACAAGCCCGAAGTACAAGGGAACGAACATGCAGGTTATGCTGAGATAAGTCGATATGCAAGTAAACTAAGCCCTGTCTGGAATCGTTGGTCCAGGAGTGTGATACCGAGCTGTTGGTAGAATCGGTATGTTAGATGTCTTTATGGGAGCGTTCGATTCCTCCACCATCGCCGAAAGGGGGATGGGTCGGTCAGGGAGATAAAGACATCATTTGCTCTTATAGCTCAGTGGCAGAGCGGATGACTGTTAATCATCAGGTCGGTGGTTCAAATCCATCTAAGGGCACATTTGACGAATAGAAGATTGTTATTGGATTAGCTTATTTTTCTTTCCGTGAAGCTGTGAAGTTGTGAAACTTCCAGCTATCTGGTTCATTAGCCAAGTGGTAAGGCAATGGTCTGCAAAACCATGAACGCAGGTTCGATTCCTGCATGAACCTCTAAAAATGGGGAGCTGCAATGACTCCCCCAAAGATAACAACCATGGTGATGTATGGTTGTGAAATCAAAATGACTGCGACTATTCGCAAAGTTGAACCAAAAGAGACATGACAGTTATAGCTGTCTGAAGGACAACGCAGATTGCAACTATGTTATCTCTTCGCTCTTTACTAAAATGATTCGACTTACCAGTAGGTTTAGTCATATTGCCTGCAAAGGTAAGTGAAATTTGCGATAAACTGCCATTTTGAAGAAAAACTGTTTAGGGTTAAGTGGAAGCCGGCCCCTGTGCAATTGCTGGAAACCCCAGTACAAACACTTATCCGGTCATGGTGGTTACAGTTGATCCACCATTATAGTGCATTAGTTCAGTGGTTAGAACGCTACACTGTCACTGTAGAGAACACGAGTTCGATTCTCGTATGCACTGCAAAAATACAACCATGCAGCCAACTACTGCATGGAGGAAGATAAAAAATAAATCAATTGTTAAATCTACGGACAATCCATTTGCCTATAAAGTAGATTGTAGTACAAACCGCGAAACTGGCAGTAATTGACACTGCTAATGTCAAGTCCAGATTGATGTCGTAGTTAACATTAACATTTACATTAGTCGTAAAGTTGGCGTTAATGTTTGTATTACAACTATTTATAGCAAACTTCCGAAGGAAAGCCGTTATCAACGGATTCATTTCAATCAGTTTTTAATCACCAAGATACGGCTTTTCTTCTTATTGCCCGTTTAAAAACATTATTATGAAACATTGAATAAACGTATCTTGTGGAGGAATTGGCTTTTTAGGCTTACTGACAATCGTATTTATCACGTTGAAATTGTGTAATGTGATAAATTGCTCATGCTGGTGGGTAGTCTTACCTCTTTGGAGAGGATGGAAACAAACTAATAATTGCCAGTGTCAAATTTTTAGACGCTTTGCAGTCTGGCAATTTCAACGATAAAAACGAAGGATGGTTCAATTAAAACGAAAGATAAAAATGAAAAAATACATTGGAACAAAACAAATTGAAGCAGAACCTATGACAAGAGGTGATGCGTGGGGAAAACATCTTCTTAGAGAAAAACCGTCAACGGAAAATTTTGATGATGAGGGTTATCATGTCCGTTATGAAGATGGATATGAAAGCTGGTCACCTAAAGATGTGTTTGAAAAAGCCTACAAGATTGCCGAAACACCTGTTGACCGTATGCAGATAGAAGCCGAAGAAGTCAATGGAAGATATGTAAAGTTAGCCGCTTTCATAGATTCAGGAAAAATGGATGAAGTCGTTAATGACATGTACAACAAGTATTTACTGGAAATGCAGTGCTGCACTATGTTCGACTATATTCGGCTTCTTGATACTCGCATACAGCGTATGCAAGGCTCTGATGGCGCAAAAGTACGAAAGATGAATTTTGGCATGGCTATTATGGCTCTCAAAGCAGGTTATCCAATTCGTAGAAGTGGTTGGAACGGTAAAGGTTTGATGGTATTCAAACAAGTGCCAGCTCATATCGAAAGCGACATTATCCCTAAGATGCAATCTCTTCCGCAATCAGCAAAAGACCTTATTCTGAAAGGCAAAGGATTCATTGACTATACAAGCCAGTGTCTTATCTACAATGAGAATACTGGACGTGCTGATTCATGGGTTCCGTCTATCAGTGATGTATTTGCAGAAGACTGGGAAATTGTTTGTTGATGTATGAAGTATTTAAAGATTCACAAGCTACTATGGTTTATAATCGTAGTAGCTTTTACTCTTTTAGAGGGAGCCGTAATAGTGTTGTACTATATTATTTTCTTGATATGGAACTTTCGCTATCCCAAGGATTTATGGGCTGGATTCCATAGTGCTGAGCATGATTACGAAAACCACTGGGGAGGGTATTCATACAAGGACAAAAACATTCTTGAAACGATTATTCGGAGATATAAATGTACATGGTCATGAATGTATTAGAGCATTATGTAACTGAGATTATAGGAAAACCATATTACCATGATTATGGCAGTGGCAATTTCAAATGGTGGCTCAAGGTGAAAGCAGTTTGCTATGGATGTGATTGTGAGACTACACTCATGTTTGACACAAAAGAGGAAGCAGACAGAGTTCAATTGGGCTATATGTTTTTATCATAATCAAATAAAATATGAAATTTATAACCCGAAGTAATTATGCAACAAATTATCGAAGTAGAACATTGTGGGAATGATCATCTTGAACCCATACACTCAATTTGCGAAAATCCGATTCACGGATTTCCTAAGCCCAAAAGTGGAGGTTTATGGACGTCACCAATAGATTCGGAATACAGTTGGAGAAAATGGTGTTTAAGTGAAGATTTCAATGTATGGCAGCTTGAAAAGAGTTTTAGATTGAAGGTAGACACAAGTCGATTACTTATCATTGATAGTTTGGATGATTTGATACGAAAAATGGTACATCCACATATCATGGAACTTGGTCAGTATGGACTATTTTGTATCAACTGGGGGCGATTGGCAAAAATGTATGATGGCATTTGGCTTACAGTTCGTGGAATGATGGAGACATGCTGCTCTTATCCATATTCTTTACATTGCTGGGATTGTGAAACCGTATTTCTTTTCAATGAAAAGCCAATCATCGAAGTATTAACAAGCATAAATTAGAAAAATGACACAAAAAGAATTACAAGACACTGTTATTGTGACCGGCTGGAAGTCTGCTTATATAGCTAAAAGAAACAATGGTAAATCTCAGATGATGAGCATGATTATATTAGAGTAAAAGCTCGTCTTTGGGTTGCAAACTACTCTCAGATAAACGAGGAAGAAATGAAAGATTTTGTAAAAGGAAACGAATAAAAATCAAATTGATATGGTGGCTTATGCCATAATCATAACTTCTAAATCATTTGTAAGTATTATAAATCATTTATAAAATCAGCAATGGAAAATAACAATGATATAAAACAGTCTCTTTATGATATACAGCCTGGAGACAAGGTATATTTTAGGAGCAATTATTTTTCTACAATATATACTGTAGACCGTGTGACCCCAACTTTGATTATATGTAATAACACAAAGTTTCGTAAAAGCGATGGTAATAAAACGCCTGCTGAAAGATATAATTATAGCAGTATAGAAGTACTTACTCCCGAATTATTAAATCAGCATCAGCAAAAAGTGATGCGGGCGAATTTAGTACGACAATTCAAAGAAATTCAGCCTGACAGATTGACTAACGAGCAATTGCAACAAATCATCCAAATAACTCAATTACCCAATTCAGATGAAAATATTTAA